CACGGGGCCCCGGCTTAAGTGCAACACCAGTGTAGGTTTACCTACACTTTCTGAAAGGAGATAAGGAAGATGTCAATCAAATCCCGTGACGTGTATGATTATCATCATGCCGGCACTTCCGGAGATTACAGCGGCGGGGTTAAGATTAATCCCGTTACTTATATCTACGAAAATCGTGGATTTGAGAGGCTGGTCTCAGAGGGTCATCGTGGTTGGGCTGACCTCAAAAGAGGTAAGCTCCACGGCGCTGATATAGGCGGAGGGTTCTCGTTACAACGAGTACTCTTTACGTCTACTCCCGCGGTCGCAGATATTAACTATATCTACGGCCTCGGCTCAGGATGGTGGTACAATGGAGAAATCCATGCAAACCGCCTTGGAGTGCTAAAGACAACTAGTCAGTTGCCTGATGCAATCGACAAAGGGGTCCTAAATATCATAGGCACGAAAGGGATCGCTAAGAATCCCGTTGCGCCTCATGGTAATTTGGGCCAATTCCTGGGTGAGCTTCATGACCTTCCCAAACTCGCTCATATTGAGAACTTCAAGTCAACTGCCTCCGTTTTTCGGGGGCTTTGGCATGATCTTCGTACCAACCGTGGTTTAACCAAGGCTGTTGCGAAGAATTATCTCAATTACGAGTTCGGATGGAAGCCTTTTGTACAGGACTTGCAAGATTACTTTAGTAATCTTCTCAAGGCTGACAAAAACCTACGTCAGCTTGCCCGTGACAACGGCAAGACTGTCAATAGGCGCTCTCATCTTCCTGAAGAGATAACGAGTACTTCAACGAATACGACAGGCTATTTTACTAGTCCGTCGCTCGTCTCGTATCTCTACGCTGGTGATCAGCAACAGTACAAGACAGAAACGTATGAAAGATACCGATGGTTTTCCGGGACCTTTCGCTACTGGATACCCCAGATGGTTGATCAACCATTTTGGAGTGTCGATAGCGTGGTTCAGCAAAACCGACTCTCTCGAGTCTGTTTCGGTGCTTCCATGACGCCTGACTTGCTCTGGCAACTGATGCCATGGTCCTGGTTAGCAGATTGGGGCGGGAATGTTGGGAATATCATTTCCAACGCTACCGACATCGAACTGAATAACCTGGTCATTGAGCACGCGTACGCTATGTGTACAGAACGTACACGTACGTCTTGGGCAGTCTCAGCACCTTTCAAGGGTGTCGGGCTACTATCCATGAAGGCCGAAGACCTTACTGAGGTCAAAGGCCGTGCTCCAGCGTCTCCTTTCGGTTTTGGAGTAGACATGACTACATTAAATAGTCATCAATACTCCATCCTAGCGGCCATTGGATTGTCTCGTGGTCGTTAGCTAGGGGTTTTCCCTAGATAATAAACTTCAAGAAAGTCGTGCCAATGTTGGCGGACCCTCAATCTGTTCCCTACCCTACGGCAGGGACCAAGAGCCTTGCCCGGAATTCAACCGGGCCAGGTGCTGCAGCGCTGTACGCGACTGATGACCAGCTTTCGCAACTGCAGATTTCTCATCTGCAAACGAAGGGCGGTCGGACGCGTCGGCTTGTTAAACTTACGTTTAACAAGACAGCTGCCGATCCGATTATCCCGGCCCAGAACAAGCAGTTTTCAGCTTCGGTAAGCATCGTTTTCGATGTCCCGACTCTGTACGGCTTTACTGGTGCCGAGGTTTTGGACGTCTACAAAGGCCTTGTGGCCAATTTGGCGGCGTCGACGGATACGAACGTGAAGGCGATCATCGCCGGTAACCCGTAGGAGTTTGTTCCTACATCCCAAGTGAGAAATCACTAGAGAGTGAGAACACCTATGGCTAACCAGTGGACTGCCTCCAAGATTGCAACATTCCTGTTCAATCTTCAGGCTTTACTTGCGGACCTTGACCGGATTAAACATCCGGACTCTGGTCTACCTCTTCCTCAGCATTATGCTGATCGAGAGATCCTTCAAGCACCCCAAACGGGACTTGAAGGCAAGTAGATCACTTCGCTAGCAAGGGAAACAACATTGGCTTTGGATTGCCGCAACTCCTTTGAAAGGGGCACGACATGAAAAGCCTAATGCGACTTCTCTTGTGTGTGCTGGAAGATTCCAGCACATGGTGTCGCACTTGCACCACGCGTGATTGGTTAACAATCACACGACGTGTCGAAAATGAAGGGTTTTCGTTCTTGACGATAACCCTACCTGCCTTTGGCCAGGACTTCGAAAGAAGTCTTGATCAGGGACATCTGGCTTCTGAGAGCTTTTTAGGCTTCAAACGCCTGAGAGGTTCCCCAGTTCCTGCTTTCTTAAGCGGGTTGCTGAGCCTTATTTTCGACGCTGGTACTGGTGACCTACTCGAGGTACCCGATACAAATGCCATCTTTTACGTGCGGCAAATTTGCTACATGTTTAAGAAGGTGCTTCTTCCGTGTACCAAAAGGCGTACGGAGGAATCATTTGATCGATATATCGAGTGTGAGCAGGAAGTCATTACTGACCTTGGAGTCATTGATACTGAAAGGCTTAGCGCTTTTCATACTATCAGTGATATCCTTTGGAGTGTTACTCTTGGGCCAATCAACCGAAAGGTTGTTGACACAGATATCATCCCAAAGCATGGTCCCGGTGCCACAGCAGAAAGAATCTCTGGAAACAGAAAATTCCAACTGCTTAACTGGCATGAACGATTAGAACCGTTCTTTCCGGCCTCGAGTTTTACAATTCCCAATCTTGGGTTTGTTGAGCAACTCGAAAGTATGAACTTCCTCGAACCCGAAGCCGAAACACCCGTTAGGGTTATTACGGTTCCTAAAACGCTTAAGACACCTAGGATTATAGCGATCGAACCTGTGTGTATGCAATATACACAGCAAGCTTTGCTACATCCCCTCGTCGCTGTGTTGGAGTCTGCCGCCCTCACGGGAGGCTTCCTCAACTTTACGGATCAAACCGTAAATCAGCGTCTCGCTCTTTCTTCTTCAAGTACCGGAAGTCTTGCGACTCTCGATATGAAGGATGCAAGCGATCGTGTCTCTGTCAAACTGGTAGAAACGATGCTCCGCAGCGTTCCGGATTTCCGGGACGCTGTGCTTGCATGTCGATCTACGACAGCTGACGTACCTGGTAAAGGGGTTATACCTCTTTCCAAGTTCGCGTCTATGGGTTCAGCCCTGTGTTTCCCTATCGAGTCTATGGTGTTTTACACCATATGCCTGATGGCAATCATACAGGACTTAGGTCTCCCGTTGACTCCCAAGTCACTCAGAAGAGTGGTAGGGAGCGTGCATGTCTACGGTGACGATATCATTGTCCCCGTGACACATGTGCAGTCCGTGATGAGAGAGCTAGAAGCTTTTGGGCTTCTAGTAAACCGCCGCAAGTCTTTCTGGACTGGCAAGTTCAGAGAGTCCTGTGGCGTGGACGCATACGATGGAGTTCCGGTAACACCGGTTTACTGCCGTCGTCTGTTTCCTACATCACGGCGTGATGCTTCGGAGATGCTTTCTGCTATTTCTCTTCGTAATCAGCTTTACAAGGCTGGTTGCTGGAGAAGTGCGCAGTGGCTCACAGAACTAGTAGAAGGATTTGCACCCTTACCACTAGTGAGTGAAACATCTCCTGTACACGGCATGATGTCTTACACCTTCGGGTATGAGACTCAGCGTATGTGTGTAAACCTCCATCGACCATTGGTCTTTGGAATTACCACACACGTAAGACACCGAAAGAGCAATCTAGATGGTGTTTTTGCCCTGTTAAAGTGTTTGCTTCATCAGGGGTCTTTACCGATCTTTGATAAACGACACTTGGAACGTCATGGACGTCCTGAAGCCGTCGACATCAAGCTCAGGTGGGCTCCCGCGTTCTAACAGACGCGGGTAACAACAAAGGCATCAATTTGCCAACGTTGTCGGAGAGAAC